GTGGCGGAAATCTTATCAGCGGAGAGTGTGTCTTGCTTGGTGTAGACCTTTGTAATGGTCTTTTCTGGGAGCTGCTTCCCAAACCAAGTCACGCTATTTTCATTCGCTGCGGCGATATTATTCGCATGGATGTCTTCCACCTTTTCGACACCGACCGCGCTGGACAAGTCAAACGTGACTTCATCGTCTGTATCTTCCGTGACGAGGGCATTCTTCACCTGGACGTAACAACGCCTCTTTTCATCGGTCACAGCCTTGACGTGGTAGAGACCATCTTCACCCTTAGCGAGGGTACCGTAGATCATTGTATACCTCAAATATGGTTCAAATCTTTAACCCCCACAAATGGTATCATGGCCGATTTACGTATAATGGGCTTTGGAACCCATGAGTCTCGCACTGGTCTGAATCCATAGAGGGTTTCTTCCAATTTTACCTTTTCTGGTAATGGAAGTGGACGTTTTGGCCTGTAGTTAAACTCATTTCTCACGTATGAAGGTCTTGTATTTTTCTTCCAATCATTCGTTTCTATGTTAAACCGCATATTAGATTGTGTTTTTGAAAACCCTTGTAAGTTACCCATATTATGGGAAGCTTTTACGCCATGAACGTATTGTTTTGATAATTTTTCTGGGTCGGGTGTCGTCGTGAATTTCGCGTATTTCTTTGGGTTTACTTTGATGGCTTTGCGAGGACTTATGTTTTTGTGTGTTTTCTGCGTTTTCTTCTTTTTCACGAGTGGGATGTCAACTTTCTTCATGATACTAACCATCGAGTCATTCGCATTAATTTTACGGCGAGTCACGAGTTTTGCGAGTTTAATCATACGACGACGATCTTTTTCCTTCTTTTCCGGTGGACGAAGACCGAGCTTTTGCATGGTATACGAATCTTCGATGAGGAACTTTTTGGATGCGAGTTTGATGTTATCGAATTTACCGATAACATACTTACCCGTGATTTTGAATATATCAAGGGCTTGTATCTGGTCATCACCCACCTCGAAACCAAATTCACCTGGACGCATAAATGCAATATCGAGAATGCCACCCATATTGATTGGTTCGATTCGCCCCGTTTTGGGTGAATAGACACGCGCTTTCATATCGAGTGTGAAAAGCTCTATATCTGCGAGTGTGTCTGGACCCTTTTTAGCATCCTTTTTCTTTGGTATCAATGTGTATCTTCTCGTGACATATGGACCGGTGTTTGCGAAACCGAGACCTATGAATTTACCAGGCTTTCCCCGGCCATCTTGTACGAGCTTAGTGAATCGTCTATTTACACGTTTGGCAACCTCACCCAACTTGTTCCATAAGAGGAGTTTTATGGCTTGAAGCTTACCGAAAAATTTCGTATCTGGTTTTATTCTTGGTACGAATTTCGTGTCTATGTCGAGCGTCATAATTCTCTGTGTTGGTTCCAAGTACGAATTCACGGCGTCACCTCCCGAAAGAATCAAATCACCCACTGGGTTGAGAAATTCGGTAAGTTCGTCTATCACGGCATACAGTTCGTATCTCAAAACGTCCGTCAATATAACACTCACAAAGTCCTTGAAATCCTTGTCCTTGTGTACTCTGTGCATTCTCGCTCTGAAGCGAGAGACATCATCGGAGTCATAGAACTTTTTCAAGACGGGGTCATTATGAAACAGTTTTTTCATCCTGAATCGGTTTATGACCCCTGCCGAGTATTCATTCTGATCCATGTTATTATTACATCACATATTAATATCGGGGTGAAACAAGGTTAAAGATGTGATACCTAAGTAAGACATAACAAGATGTCTCTTGAAACTGTTCTCTCTGAAATCTCTGCTCTCCGTTCCGACGTCAAGTCTTTGACCAAGATCGTTCGTAAGATCAAGGCGAAGCAAGACGACCCGGACGGAACCAAAGCTGCGTCTCGTGCGAAGAACAACGGATTCAACCGTGAACAAGCGATCTCTCCTAAGCTCCGTGAGTTTCTCGGTGTCGAAGAAGGAAAGCTCGTCTCCCGTTCGTTCGTCACTCGTGCGATTAACAGCTACGTCACTGAAAAGGGTCTTAAGCACCCCGACAACGGCCGTGTTCTTGTTCTTGACGACAAGCTCCGCGATCTTCTTAACCCACCTGCGGACACGCAAGTCACGTTCTTGAACCTTCAAAAGTTCTTGAGCCCACACTACACCAAGGTCGAACAAACGGCTTAAAAAAATTGTCCACTAATCATATAAAATGATTATCGACAGGGAAACCATCGAAACCCTTGTTGGTACAAAGATATCTAAGATAGATTTGTACCAAAAAGCTTTTACGCATAAATCTGCATTGAAAGAAAATGAAAACTTAGAATCGTTCGAAACGCTCGAATTCATAGGTGATTCCGTGTTAGGATTCGTGATTACGAAATTCCTATTTGATAGGTATGAACAACAAAAGGAGGGATTTCTTACCAAGGCTCGAACGAAGCTCGTGAGAGGAGAAACACTCGCAAAGATTGCGATGAAGCTCGAAATGTATAAATGGATCCAGATGGACGAGAAGGGGATGCGAAACGAGTGGTTCAAAAATCCAAAGATTCTCGAAGACGTGTTTGAGGCATTCATCGGTGCGATTTACATGGATTTGGGCTTGTTACATGCGAAACGTTTCATTTTGAATATTTACGAAAATCCGGAACTCGTGGACATGCGTTCAATCATGATTGATGATAATTACAAGGATCATCTCATGCGATATTGTCAAACACATGGACACCCACTCCCAGATTATCGCGTGATATCACACGATAATGGTATCTTTTACGTGGATGTGTATGTGAACAATGTGATCCTCGGTAGAGGATTCGCAAAGAATAAGAAACAAGCCGAACAGAACGCGGCCAAATATTTTTTCTATCCACATTAGTAATATGATACCCGTTCCAATATTATTTATTTCAATATCACTTTTTCTTAGAAAACCGTGCACGCCCATACAATACTCAAAACAGTGGCTCATAGAAGAATGTGAAAGATTGGGTACATCATCAGAGGGTACGTCTCGTATATTAAGACATAGAATTAATCGCTTAAAGGGTAGGTTGTGATGTTTAATTATGGTGGATACTAGTTTTTGTGGAAGATGTAGAGAAGATAAGCCCGTTTGTGAATTTACTAAAAATAAGAGCACAGCTGACGGTTACTCGTCGTACTGCAACCCATGTAGAAAAACATACAGGGTAAATGTACATTATAACCGAACAAATGAACCACAGATTTGTAGCATGTGTAATGTTATGAAACCTGCACCCGAATTTTATTCTAATACAAAGCGTCTTAATGGTATCGATTCTAGATGTAAGACGTGTAGTTCTAATAGAACTAAAAATTATTATTCACGGAATTCACGCAATTTTATATTACAATTATATACGAATGCTAGAAGGAGATCATTAAAAAATAAAGTTCCATTTGATATGAGTTTTGATGAATGGATGGATATATATAATAAGCAAAATGGTGTATGTAGCATGACCGGTATAAAAATGACGTATAAACGAAATAATAAAAAATGTGATTCTAGAACATGTCACACAAATATATCACCAGATCAAAAATACCCCGGAAAAGGTTATACAAAAGATAACTTGCATTTTATATGTTGGTACGTCAATCAAGCAAAAAATGATATGTCTGTACATGAATTTGTGGATATGTGCCGTTTGATATGCTTAAAAGGTACAATCTAATACTTTTTAAGATGCACCCCAATGTAGAAAAGCTCTTGAAAAAGACATACGCTGAACAGAGGTCACAAGAATGGCTCGATTTGCGAAAAAACATGCTCACCGCAAGTGACTGTGCTACGGCTATAGGCGAAAACAAATACGAAAAACCATTTGACCTCCTGCTCAAAAAGTGTGGTAAGGGAAAGCCATTCGTTGATACTATGGGTGCGTGTGCGCATGGTAACAAATACGAAGACGAGGCTCGTATTCTCTATGAACAGAGATACAATGAAGTCGTACACGAAATTGGTCTCGAACCACACCCGAAGCATCCCTGGCTCGGTGGATCACCCGATGGTATCAGTGAATCGGGTAAACTCATAGAAATCAAGTGTCCATTGTCACGTGAAATTTTACCAGAAGTTCCACGCCATTATATGCCCCAGTTGCAACTATGTATGGAGGTACTTGACCTAGAAGAGTGTGATTTTATCCAATATAAGAATGCTGATTTCAATTGGCCCAAGCCCGAGGAGTTTGTCGTCGTCAATGTGAAACGTGACCGAGGATGGTTTGAAAAGTACTTTCCGGTGATGGAGGAATTTTGGCAAAAAGTCTTGTATCACAGGGAGCACGGAATAGAAGAACCAGTAAAGAAGACGAGAACACGTAAAAAGAAGGAAGAAGGTCCACCTCCGCCATGTGAAATTAAGTCTGATTCCGACGATGAGTACAGAGACGAGTGAATTATTATATCACATTATATAAATGAACGCAAACCAATTGGTCAATACACCTAAAAAATCGAATAATGTCGCGATAATACTAATTGGTATGACTGTTTTGGTATGCTGCCTGTTTTCTGTATATTTAACTTTTATGAGGTCCCGCGATGACGGAAAGGAATTAGAAGAAATTGAACGTCCAGTGGACGTGAAACCACCCAGTCCCGGCCCCATCATACGAGACATGACAGTCACTACCAGAGACACCACACGAATAGATGGGGAACATGCCATCTCTGCCGAGCTTCTTGCTAAAATGAAAAAAGCCAAGGATCTTAATCCTGATATGCAATTCAATAACCCCCTTAAAATAGATATCTATGATGACTGTGAATGTACGCAACTCAGACAACGAATCCAAGCAAAAGATGCAGCCAGTGGTGAAGTAAACATCGCTTCGATTGGCGAGGAAGTTCACCCAAGATGTGTAAAAGCGGAGGGGAGTGTATACCTGGATGATTATAAATCCATGGCCAAGGGTAAAGATGACAACGATGAACCATGGGAACACAAGATGGATATGCCTGAGTTGATCATGGGGGATAAACCCGACGGAATGCCTAATGTAATCAAACTGAAACTTGGGTGTGCGGAAAATCAGAAAAACGTAGAAGATTCGGCACTCAAATTTAAATGGTGGAACATATCTAAATCCGCCTAATAGGTTTGAAAGTCTACATACCCCTACATAATCCCGCGAAGCAACACCATGTTTTTTGGAACTTTTTATAGAGAG